ATGGCAAATGGAAATCAACAAAATACAAGCAATAGTGGACAACAAAGCCCAATGGCAAATATGGGAGGAGTACCTCCTGGAGCTTCGCCAACAGATCCAACAGGAGCTGGAGGTGGCAACATCGGTACAGGTAATGCACCAATGCCAGGGGAAGCTAGCTTTAGTTCGCAAACTACTCAACCTACCAGGGGCAATAAAACGCAGTAAGGAATAATATGGTAAAAACTTTTAATGTAGATAGAACAAAAGGTGGTACTTACGAATTTGAATTAGATGCACAGGGTAATTACAATTTAAAAAAATCTGGGTTTGATAAAGTTAAAACTTTAAATTTACCAGAATTAAAAGCAGAAGCTACTAAAACTACTACAACTCAAGATACTAAAACAGCAAGTGCACAAACTAAAAAAGCATTTGGGGACGTTCAACCATTTTATTATCGAGGTGGTGGTGCAGATCAGCAATATACTCAACAGTATGACATGGTTAAAGATAAGTCATTAGATACTGACATTAGTCAAGATCCAAATAGATTTCTTCCAATGTCAGGACCAGTAAAAGAACCAGTACAAGAACCAGTATCAGATAAATTTGCTCAATCAATTGGTCCTCAAAAAGTAAATATTCCTACTGAAAAAAAACAAATTAGTAGAGTAAATGTAGATCAAGTATTAAATGAAAGAAATTTAAAAAGTACACCATCGGTTAATCCTGTAGGTGGAGTAGATCAAATGGCAAAAGATGCTATGTCTGTACCAGGAAAAACAACTGTATCAGATTTACAAAAACAATCACAATTAGGTGTAAGAGTACCAGATAGAATTAGTAGTCGATTAAGACCAGCAATTGAAAAAGCAACATTACCTGAAACAGCACTTAAAGCAGTAAAGACTACATCAAATGTTCTATCTAAAGCTTTTAATTTTACATTTAAAACACCAGCAATGATGGCACTAGATATGATAGCAGGACCACCAACAGCTACACAAACACATGCTCAAGGATATTTTAATGTTAGAGGTGGTAATGTTGATGGTGGAAGAATAGCAGGTAATCCTGCAACAGATTTATATGCGGGTATGAATAGAGTATCAAAATTTGGTAATTTAGAAAAGGCTGGTGCTAAAAGAATTGCTACCAGAGAAAAAACTATCGCTAAGTATGAAGGTAAATGGTCTAAAGAAAAAATGGATAAATTTAAACAGACTACTAATAACATGAGAGATCAGCAAGATAAATATACAAGAGATAAACATAAAGCAGTTGCAAAAGATGCAGTTAAAAAAGGTGCTAATCCAAATAATCCAGCAGAAATGCATGCAGCAAGTAAAAAAGCTAGTAATGAAAAAGGTAATAGTGGAAACGGTGGCGGTGGTGGCGGAAGAGTCATCTGTACAGAATTACATAGCACAGGAGAAATGTCTACTGTTGATTGGGTAAGAGATACAAGATTTACATTTAAAACTTTAACTAAAAGTCATGTTAAAGGATATTTATTTTGGGCAATACCAACTGTAAAACATATGAAAAAATATCCACTATATAGAAAAATTTGGAAACATATTGCACAACATAGAGCTAATGATATAGCATGGAGATTAGGTGAAAGTAAATTTGATTTACTTGGAAGAATATACGCAGGTATAGGAGAACCTACATGTTGGTTAATTGGAAAATTTGTTAGTGATAAACAATACAATGAATTAAATCTTAAAAATTGGAGAAAAGCATAATGGCAATAGGACCAGACAATCAAGTAACTACAACAGGATTAATGGGAGCAACACCAAATTTACCTGCTCCACCTGATATGTCAGGACTAAACCAAGCACAATCACAAGAAGGTCAAGCACCTGCACCAATGGCAGAAAGACCTGCACCTGAAAGAACACAAGATCCAAATATAGACGAAAGAATACAGAATTTAAATGAAACAGAAATAGCACAATTAGATGGATTATTAGGTCCAGCTAATGCAGCTATTTTAAAGAAGATTGCACCTGAAGCTAGTGGTATAATAGACCAATTCACAAGCGAAGAAGATGTAGTATCTTTACCAATATCAGCTATTAAAAATTATGCTATGAAGATATATGGTGGAGATGAAAAACTAGCAGTGCAAAATTTCATAACCGATTTGTCTGGTCAAGAGCCAGATGATACTAATGTGCCACCTGATACGGCAACTGAATCTACAGGTATGATGACTCAACAGTCTGATGACATGCCTTCAGATATACAAGCTATAGACGAAGGAACAGAAACAGTCTAGTATCAGCCCACAAATTATGGAAGTGAGCTACCCTTATCCATAAGGCACTCAACCTAAGAGGAAAATAAAAATGGAAAATGAAGAAAACAAGGCAGTTAAAGTTTCTGAAGAAACAGTAGAAACAAAAGAAGAAACTAAAACTGAAAAACCTAAACTAGTTAAAAAACCAAAAGCAAAACTTTATAGTAAAACACGTGAAGAAACAGACGATGCTGAAACTGAAGCATTTGCTAGAGGAGAATTAGCAAAGTTTAATCGAGAACAAGCAGAAACAGCAACCGTTCAAAAGGACACTGAAGCATCAGAAGAAATTGCAAGCTCAGATGGTAAAGCTACTCCTTCAACTGAACGCCCTGAAAATGCAGAAGAACGTGTTTTTAAGAAACGTTATGACGATTTGAAAAGACACTATGATTCTACACTTGGAAAGCATAAAGATGAAGTTCGTACTTTAAGAACTCAACTTGAACAATCATCTAAACAGTTTGTTCCACCTAAGTCTAAAGATGAATTAGAGGCTTGGAGAAAAGAGTATCCTGATGTATATGATATGGTTGAAACCATAGCTATGACAAAAGCTGATACTAGAGCAAAGGAGATGGAGGATAAATACCAAAATCTTCAAGTTCAACAAGAACAAATTAGTAGAGAAAAAGCTGAAGTGGAATTGTTAAAAGTACATCCTGATTATAAAGACATTCGTCAGAAAGATGAATTTCATGAATGGGCTGCTAAACAAGATCCTACTATACAAGGTTGGTTGTATGAAAATACTTCTAACGCATCATTAGCTGGAAGAGCTATTGACTTATATAAGATGGATACTGGTATTAGCAAACTATCAAAAAAACAGGAAACAGCTGTTAAAAAAGAAGCAGCTAAAGCTATAACAAAAACTGCTAAAGCTACTGAGACAGAGTTACCCAAAAAGAAAATTTGGTCTAACGCTGAAATTAGTAAAATGACTGTTAATGAGTATGCAAAATACGAAGAAGAAATCGACAAAGCTGTAAGAGAAGGTAGAATCCAACCTTAACAATAATAACTATATAATCGGAGACAAACACTATGGCTACTATGGGACTAGCGTCTGGTTATCAAAATTTACCTTCGGGAAATTGGGTACCAGCGGTATATAGTCAAAAGGTTCAAAAATTTTTCAGACGTGCATCAGTTGTTGAAGATATTACTAACACTGATTACGCTGGAGAAATTGAAAATTTTGGCGACACGGTAAATATCGTGAAAGAGCCTTCAATTACTGTAAGTGATTATGCGAGAGGTCAAACTGTAAACACACAAACATTGGCAGATGATAAGTTACAACTTACTGTCGACCAAGGTTCATACTTTGCGTTTAAAGTAGACGATATCGAAGAAAGACAATCACACGTAAATTGGGAAGCTCTTGCAACTTCTTCAGGTGCTTATTCACTTAAGAGAAACTATGACTACAATGTTTTAAAAAACATTTATGACAATGCGGCAACATCAGCTGCGAACACTGGAACAGACGGTTCGCCAATTGATGGAGATGCTGCTGTAGACACATTAGCAGATGTTATATCAGCTGCTAAGACAGTTCTTGATGGTAATGATGTACCAGAAGAAAACAGATGGTTCGTTGCACCACCAGCTTTTTACAAGCAATTGAGAAAAGCAGGTGCTAAAATTATGGACCAATCAGTAATGGCAGATGGTGGAGCATCATCTATGAGAAATGGTATGGTAACAGATAGACCTTTATTTGGGTTTAGACTTTACTCTACAAACGCAATTGCGGTTTCAAGTGGAGCAGCTTCATCTAAAACTTTTGGATCAGCAGGTTCTAATGAATATGCTTTCCTTTATGGGCACCAAGGTGCAGTTGCTACAGCAAACCATATTGCGAAAACAGAACTTATCAGAGACCCTGATTCATTCTCAGACATCGTTAGAGGACTACACGTTTTTGGAAGAAAAATTCTAAGATCTGATGCAGTTTACTCTGGCGTTATAACAATAGGTTAATTAGGAGGATAATAGATAGACTATGGCAACTTATGATAGAACAGGTGCTGGTGGAACTACTGGACATCCGTCTAATGGTAGAACACCTTACTTAGTTGAAAATACAATTGATGTATCAGCAGTTAACAGCAGTTCAGGAACTTCAAATGGAGATATTCTTCAAGCGTTAGATATTCCTGCAGAAACTTTAATCATGGAAGCTGGAATTGAGGTAATCACTGCATTATCTAGTTCTGCTACTATGGACTTAGGTATTACTGGTGGAGACGTTGACAGATATGTTGATGGTGACACTAATGCTACTGGTTATGCAACACTTACAGCTACAGCTAGAGTTGTAGTTGCTAGTGCAGATACACTAGATATATTAACAGCTGGAGCAGATTCAAGTGCGGGTAAAGTCCGTGTTTGGGCTGTCCTTTGTGATGTATCAGGTATTGATGAATCAGATAACAACTAATAAATAAATTTAAGGGGGGCTATATGTCCCCCTTAATGTACTCCCTCTACTAAATAGGAATTTTATGACAACTTATGATTTAAGAAAAAAAACTGATGCTAGTACGGGACAAAAAATTACTCCTTTAGGTAGTGGTGTAGATCCATCATTTATAAATAGAGTAATAAAATTAGAACAACAAGTGGCTTCTCAAAGTGATAAACTAGATCACATTGTGAATTTACTTAATGGCATTTCAAAAGAAAAGTCAACTACTTGAAGTAATTCAAGAATACAAATCTGATAACTCTGCACTTAAAGAGCAGATTACAGATTTACAAAAGCAATTATCTAATGCTGAATCTAGAATTAAACAATTATTAATTAAGTACGAACATTCAGTACATGATAATATTAACAAAGAGGAAGAATAATGTCTTTAACTGATAGTAATAAAAAGAAAAACTATTCTAATAAAACTAATAATAATATTAAAGTTGCTAAAAATGATAAAGTTAAAGATCATTTTGGTAAAGGTGGATTACTTTATAAAGGTAAAGCTAAAGATTATCCAGGAATTACTAAAATTATTAAAAAAAATAAACTTAAAATTATACCTATAAATATAGGACCAGGTAAAAAGAAAAAATAATGGCAACAACTTACTTAGTATTATCAAATAGAATTTTAAGAGAATTAAATGAAGTTGAAATGACTTCAACTACATTCTCTAGTAGTAGAGGTATTCAAACAGCTGTTAAAGATTTTATAAATAAATCTATTCATGATATTTATAATGAAGGTGCTGAACTTCCTCTATTACATACAACAACGACTCAAGTTCTCCAAGCAGGTGATGCGGAATATGCATTCCCATCTGATATGCGAAGAGTAGACTTTGAGTCTTTTTTTTTAAAGCCAACAGAATTAATTACTAATGGTGAGTTTACATCAAATATAAATAGTTGGACAACTATAGCAGGCAGTGGTAGTGCTGCTTATAATAGTGGTGGAAATGGTAGAGCAAGATTAAATGATTATGCTATATATCAAGCTATTTCAACTGTAAAAAATAAACAATACAAAATTCAAGTAAGAGCTTATGATACTGTAGGTACAGGTCAAGCATTTAAAATACAAGTAGGTACGGCAGCAGAAGGTACTCAAAATTTAAGTACAACATTAACTGTAACAAATTTTGGTGAAGGAAAAATTATTGATGCTACATTTACAGCTACAGCAACAACAACTTATGTAACTATAAATAATCCTACTACAGCAACAAATATGGATGTAGATTATGTAAGAGTTTCTAGAAGTGATATTACTCCTAGTAAATTAGCAAATATTACATATGATACATATTTACAAACTAATAAACCTGCTGATGATGTAAATGCAAGTAGTGCATATGGTAAACCTACAAAAGTAATTAGAAAACCTGACTACAGTTCATTTATATTAAGTCCAAAACCTAATACAGGTGAATACACAGTTAGTTATGATTATTATACAACACATACAGACTTGTCTGCACATGGTGATAATATGGGATTACCTGATAGATTTGGATCAATAATAGTTGATAGATCAAAATATTATGTATATATGTTAAGATCAGATCCTGAACATGCACAACTAGCAGATAGAGATTATCAAAGAAAATTAAAATTATTAAAATTAGATTATGGTACTCACTCAGCAGACTATATGAGAACTGATGTAATATCAGAAAGTATTGCAACAAATTTAGGTACTAGAGTAGTATCTTAGGAGATTAAATGGCAGATACTTCAGCAATAGCTCCATACACAGCAAGTTGCGGTGGTGGATTAATACTTAATAAGGATGTATATAATATGCAACCTGGTGAAGCATTACAGCTAACTAATTTTGAACCATCAGTTGAAGGTGGGTATAGAAGATTAAATGGTACTACATTATATAATTCTACAATAGTACCTCAAGTTTCTGCTTCTACAGAAAGAGTCCAAATGTCTGCAATCTTTAATGGTATTATAGTTGCAGCTAGAGGTGGTACAGTTTCTACTGGAACAACAAGTGGATCTTGGACATCTAGAGCAACAAGTAAAGGAACAGCAAACACTTATGATTTTGATAAGTATAATTATAATGGGACTAATAAAATTATAATTGCAACTGGAGAAGCTGCAGCATTTACATTAGATACAAGTTATTCTGAAGATATTATAAATGCAACAGGTGGTGGAACTGCACCTACTAATCCTAAATTTGTAAAATCATTTGCTAATCATATGTTTTATGGTGGAATGTCTAATTCAACACATAGTGTTATTTTTTCAGGACCATTTACAGAAGATGATTTTGATACAAATGCTGGTGAAATAAAAGTTGGTGATGTTGTTACAGGATTAAAAGTATTTAGGGATGAACTCTTTATATTTTGTCAAAGAAAAATTTATAAAATAACAGGAACAAGTTCTAGTAATTTTGCATTAGCTGAAGTTGCAAAGAACGTTGGTACAATAGCACATCATTCTATTCAAGAGGTAAGTGGTGACTTGTTATTCTTATCTGCAGATGGAATTAGAACAGTTGC